GATATAAAGGTGATACACCACTTGAAGATATGGGTAAACATATCGACACGTTTATTGAAGCATGTCAAATAGTAAATCGCAAAACTAGTAAACTGATTTTATGTACATTTGCAGGTGGTGAAAACGAGTTATTTAAGATTGACTACAAAGGTGAGATTATTAATTATAATCCAAACCCTTACAATCTCAATCGTAGACCTGAAAACAATTATGGTGAGGATGTTGGATTACTTGGATTCTTTGATGATGAGCCAATTATTCTACCACCCGATGAAAAGAAACATAGGTGGATATTCTCATCTATTGTACAAAGTAAAACTATGGGTTGGTTCAACAAACAGAAACCAACATGGGATGTATTAAACTTTGGCCCAAGACGAGAAACAAAACAAACTAAAGGCATTGAAACATATAGAGTGAAAGAGCCTGAGATGTGTAAGATTTATAATGAGAACTGGGGTTGCATGATGCCTGAATATTATCATGCAGGTTCTGGTTGGTGGCGTTCTCGTGTTCAACAAGTTGCTGATGTAGAGTCAGTGCTCGTATGTTCAGATGCAGAAGGTAAAATTTACGGGGAGGCATATGTTGGAAATACTATTGAAAGTGTTGAGAATATGTCTATTGAAGAATTAACAAAACTGGGTAAGGCTCAAAAAGAATGTCTTTATGATAACCACCCACTAGATAAGGCGACACAAAGAAGTGAGCTTTTAGGAGTAGTAGAATGAAACATGCAGGAATTATCCCATTAATTGGAGGGGAGATATTAGCATCTGATGAAGCTTACGGACAGAAGCCTGAGTATTTAATGACATACGGCGGATTTGAAGGTAACGAAAAGCATTTGCTGAATTATTATAAAGAACATGACCATGATGTTCCATATCACGTTATTGATGGTGATAATGCACCTAAGCGATATAAGAAAGTTGATGTGGTATCATCGGTATGTCCTTGTGCAGGATTAAGTAGTTATCATAATTCTTATGGTGAAGAAAATCCAAATAACCAATGGTTAGAAAAATCTACAAGATTCGTATTAAATGAAATTGGTCCTAAAGTATTATGGGGTGAAAACGCTCCTGCTCTTGCAACCAATGTCGGCGCATTTATGAAAAAGAAACTAATGGAGATTGGGCAAGAAGCTGGTTATAATATGACCATTTATACTACTAAAACATTATTGCACGGTAATCCTCAAGTTCGTAGACGCTCATTCTATTTCTTTTGGAAAAAAGATGTATTTAATAATAAGGTACCAACGTTTGAGTATTTTGATAAACCAATGCCAACCATTACTGACTTATTAATGGAATCAAAATCTAATTTCCAAACAGAAGCAATTAATAAGCGTATTCCATCACAAGACGACCCTTACTACAAATACTTATTAGAAGAACTTAAGGGCGGAATGACTCATAGTGATTTTGCAGCAGAATTAAGAGAAGACGAAACATTTACAAGAGCATCATTTAATATTGAAAGTGAAATCATACATCACTTTGGTAAAAACTATGCTGAAGTAGCTGAATACATGAAAGGCTTAGGACTTGATAGAGAAGCTGAAAAATGTATGAGACGATATGAAAAACTTAAAGCTGGAGGCGGTGTAATGTGGCGAGGAACAGTAGTTCCAGTTAGATACATCGGAGCTTTCGTAGTACATATGCCACATGTTCTCACGCATCCTGTTGAAGATAGATATATAAACATAAGGGAAGCAATGAACATCATGGGGCTTCCACAAGATTATGAACTACTTGACCCAGAAAAAAGCATCAATCATATCTGCCAAAATGTACCTTACAAGACTGCAAGGGATATGGCTCGTCAAGTTAAAAAAGCAATAGAGAAAAAATTACCGATGGAAGATGCTACATTCTTATACCAAGACAATTTGTCACAGCGTATTCGTGATAGCCATTCATCTATAGATATAACTGAGTTTATGACATGAAAAAACATTTAGTACTTGACTTTGAAACAATGGGAACTGAACCCACAACATGTGCAGTCGTTGATTGTTCTGTAATGATTTTTGATTGGGATAATTTTACAACCAATCCTTATACACCTGCAGACATTAACAAGACTCGACGCTTTAAACTTAATGTTGCAGAACAAGTCAAAGACTATGGATATAACATTGAAGAAGATGTTATTAAGTTTTGGCAAGAGCAATCTAAAGAAGTTCGTGATAAAGTTAAACCATCACAGCAAGACCTTACAGTAAAAGAGTTTGTATCCAACTTTCACAATTTAGTTGTTGACGAAAACATCGGCCATTGGTGGACTCGAGGAAATGCTTTTGACCCAATTATTATTACAAGACTATTTGATAGTCAAGGCCGTAAAGCACATCTCTATAACTATTTGAAGTACTATATGGTGCGTGATATGAGAACTTATATTGATGCTAAGTTTAACTTTGAAAATAAACAAAACGGATTTACACCTATTGCCGATTCAGAAAAATGGGATAAAATATTTAAAGCGCACGATAGCTCTTGGGATGTCTTAGCTGATGTACTCAGATTACAAGCGATCGTAAGAGCAGAAAACGATTTGGAGCAAATATGAAAATTGAAATCAAAACAGAAGAACTAAGAAAACATAGTATTTTTGTTGGCACACCAATGTATGGTGGTCAAGCAACAGGCCTTTACACGAAGGCTACCAACGATCTAAGCATGTTATGTGCTACTCATGGTATCCCATTAAAATACTATTTCCTTTTCAATGAGAGCCTTGTACAACGTGCTAGGAACTATATAGTAGACGAATTCATGCGTTCAGATTGTTCTCATCTATTATTCATTGATGCAGACGTTGCATTTAACCCTCGTGATGCTTTAGCATTACTTGGTGTACATTTACAAGACCCTGAAGAATATCCTATTGTAACTGGACCTTATCCTAAGAAAACAATTGCATGGGAAAAAGTAGCTAAGGCAGCTCAAATGGGCAAGAGTGATGAGAATCCATTTGAACTAGAAAGATTTACATCAGACTTTGTATTCAACCCAGTTAAAGGTATGCAACAATTTAAATTGAGTGAACCTGTTGAAGTACAAGAAGCAGGAACTGGATTTATGTTAATCAGTAGAGAAGCATTTGAGAAATATCGTGATGCATATCCTGAGTTATCATATCTACCAGACCATGTCAGAACAGAACAATTTGATGGCACAAGAGAGATTACAGCTTTCTTTGATTGTGTTATCGACCCAGATTCTAAGCGTTACTTATCAGAAGATTATTTCTTCTGTAAGCAAGCCCGCAAAGCGGGTCTGAAAGTTTGGATGTGTCCTTGGATGCAACTAAACCATACAGGAACATATATCTTTAAAGGTGGTATGGGTTCCATTGCAGAGCTTGGAGTAACAGCAACCGCAGATAGTACCTCTTCTAAAAAGAGTTACAAAAATGGTTGACAAATGCACACTAATGTGTTATAATAACCTTTCATAAACTAGGAGAAATTTATATTATGAAATTTTCTAACGAAACCTTGAGTGTCCTTAAGTCTTTTACCGCAATCAACAAATCTATTCAGATGAAGCCCGGTAATATCTTAAAGACAATTACTCCAGAAAAAACGCTTATTGCAATTGCAGAAATCCCAGATGAAATACCAAGCGAAGCTTGTGTATATGATTTATCTAGATTCCTGTCAATTCTAGGCTTATATAATGACCCAGACGTTGAGTTTGGCGATAAGTATTTTACTATCTCAGAAGGTAAGAGGCGAACCAAGTATGTCTACGCAGACATCTCTATGATTCACACTCCGCCCGAAAAAGATATAAATATACCATCTGAAGACGTCGTAGTAAGTGTAACGGAAAGTGACCTTTCCTCAGTACTTAAAGCGGCAGGAGTTCTTCAGTTCACAGAGATTGCATTTGTAGGTGAAAACGGCAAATGTACTCTGAAAGCAATCGACAGCGCTAACGACAACACAGATGACTTTGGTGTTGAAATTGGTGAAACTGACGATGAGTTTAAAGTCATCATTAAAACTGATAACTTGAAGCTAATGCCGATGGATTATGAGGTTACCATTTGTTCAAAAGGTATCTCAGAATTCAAAGGGGATAACGTCACTTACTTTGTGGCAATAGATTCAAAGTCAACATATAATAAAGGATAGGTGAAACTATGAATGACGCAGTACAAGGCAACTTCGGTGGCCAGCAACAGCAAGAAGAAGTCGTAATCAATATGAACGACCTCTCAACAATCCTGCAACTTATTGACGTAGTGTCAACAAGAGGCGGGTTTCAAGGTAATGAACTAGCAGGTGTAGGAATGTTAAGGAATAAGCTCGAAGCTTACCTAAGACAAAACATGCCACAACAAGAAGCTCCACAAGGTGCGGACGGTGAAGTGGATGTAGCTATGCCAGCAGCTGGTGAATTAGCTGACAAGTTGGTTGACTAGACCAACTCTCTTTCTCGAGAACAGGGGATACAGCTTACGCTTATCCCCGCTTTTAATTTTTTATATTATGATATTGGTGACCTATGCAACACAAAACAAATGAAGTACTCTGGGTAGAAAAGTATCGTCCACAATCTATAGACGACACAATCTTACCAGACAAAATGAAAAACACGTTTCGTAAATTTGTAAACGACGAAAACGTACCAAACTTATTACTAACCGGCGGACCAGGAGTAGGTAAAACTACGATCGCTAAAGCTATGCTCGATGAAATGGGCTGTGACTATATCGTTAAAAATGGTTCCCTTAATGTGAATATCGACACTCTTCGATATGACATCTCAACTTATGCAAGTGCTGTTTCCCTTAGTGGTGGCAGAAAATATGTAATCTTTGACGAAGCAGATTATCTTAGTGCAGCTAATGTACAACCTGCTCTTCGTAATTTCATTGAAGAATATTCAGCGAACTGTGGATTTATATTTACTTGTAATTTTAAGAACAGAATTATTGCTCCACTCCGTTCAAGGTTATCTGAAGTAGATTTCTCTATTGAACAGACAGAGCGTCCAGCTCTTGCTATGCAATTCTTTAAACGAGTTATTAATATTCTTGAGAATGAGAATGTTAACTACGATAAAGCAGTTGTAGCAAAAGTTATTGAAAAACACTTCCCAGACTTTCGTAGAGTATTAACTGAACTACAATCTTATGCAGCTTCAGGTAAAATTGACGAAGGTATATTTGTAAATCTAAAACAAGAAAGCATTGATGAGTTATTTAACTTACTCAAAGCGAAAGACTTTACTAATATGCGTAAATGGGTAGCAAGAAACTCAGACCAAGACATGAATGAAATGTTTCGTAGAATATACGATGCATCATCTGAACGAGTAGAGTTTAAAACATTACCAGGATTTGTAGTCACCATAGCCGACTATATGTATAAGAGTAACTTTGTAGCTGACCAAGAGATTAACATGGTTGCTTTTCTAACAGAAGTTATGATTGAATCTGAGTATCTCTAATGAAAATTGATTTTCGCAAATCATATGATTGCTTTAACTGTAGTGAGCGTATTGAAGGAGGTGAAGAATACACTCTAAAGTACCAAGCATCAGATGGCGAAGCGGAAGTCAAAATGTGCGCAACTTGCGCTAAAGACTTTAATGAGATACTCATAGGAATAGAGGAAATACAAAATGGCAAAGGGTGATTATAATCCATTTGATTTTATGAATGCTGTATCTTTTACTAAAGCAGACATAATCAAAGACAACGACAATCCAGAATTAATTGAAAAACAATACAATGCGTATATTGTTAACCGTGGGTTTACGAACTTCGAAGATACTATACTTCATGCAAATGAAATGAATCAACGACATGAGTTATTCCCAGCAGCACAGTTTGACTACTATCGTGCTGTATTGCGAAAGCGTAAGAGATTCTCTAAATGGCCGAAGGCTGATAAAGATATTAATCTCGATGCAATCCAAGAAGTATACCAATGTAATCGTACTGTAGCAAAACAATATCTTAAAGTTCTCAATGAAGAACAACTTAAAGATGTCCATGCACGCCTCGTGACAGGTGGTTAAGTTTTGAAAAAGATAAATAATCCTATAGTGGTTATAT